ATATCTGCTTGAAAAACAATGGGGCTACTCATGTTGCAACCTCTTTACAAAGTAGTTCCATAAATATACCACGTTCTTCCCAATTCTTAACAGATTCTATCTGGAAAGTACGAGAATCAAAAGATACTCTCGAATTAGGGGTAACGCCTGATTTATAACGGATTTTAATAAGGTGAGTAACTACGCCTTTAAGTTCTTCCCCTATTGTTTCCTCTCTTCCAGACAGAGGATTAATAGCACCCCATACAGTAGCCAAAGTACTCCAAGAGTTAGACAAGTCCCCATAGTCATCTAATGTACTCCCTACAGATTGAATAGTTAGTCTGTGTCTTAATGAGCCAGCCCTCATATTACTGTACCATCCCAATATTGAAGCATTAGAGCATCTAACGCTACTGGCACAGGAGTTAGAGTTATTGGCTGGTTACTTTCTCGATTCTCATACCAGTTAGCCGCTAGTAATTTTATTGCAGTTAATGCACCATCTGGCACATCGCTAGAGGCATCGCCATAGCCTGCTACAAACGTAATAATAATATCATACGGCTCGCCTCGGCTGTCTGATGGGTAATCTTTATTGGCTGCTCGCCTGATCCTGCAAGGCAGGTTACTTGTATCGACAACATAATTAGCAGATGCCCATGTTTGCGTATCGCCATTATTATCAACGTAGGTAATAGATGTAACAGACTGTACAGGCGATATAGGTAATACAATCTCATCGGCTGGGAAGTTAGTTATCTTGTATTGCCAAGTTGCTGTAATGAGCTGGCGATTAGTAGACATCTCAAAGTATGATCGAGCTGCAGCTGCTAGTGAGCCTATTAGTGTATCTTCATCGCTTGAATCTACCCTCATCCAATCTTTTTGGTTAGTTGTTGTTACAGGCTCTACGCTTGGTGCTGCTGTTTGCTTTAGGTTCATCGCTTAAACGCTCCCCTTTTCATAGCGTTATATTTTGCTGGAGCTTTTGAGGTTGCTTCTCTCCCACCACCTGCACTAATTGCATAACCCAGCTTTACCCATTCATTACCAATATCTATGTCTACATCGTAGACCTCATTTGTATTAAATAGACCAGCTGGCGTTGTTATTGATTCAATCATTAAAATCTTCATAACTAAAATTAGACGGGGGCGGTAGCCCCCGCCTAACATTTAAAAACCCTTAAACATCAATTAAGATGCAGCGTTTAATATAACTTTCATAGCTTCAGGTAATACAACCTTGCCGTCTACTCTGCGGTATGCTCTAAAGCCTACAGCTCCAGCAGAAACAGCGTACAATTCGTTAAGCCGTTGGAATGATGTACCCCCACGGTCAGCGATGTAATAAGCCATTCTAAAATCGCCAAACAGACCGCATTTAGATGATGGGTCGTCTGATGGTACAGCCATATCGTAACTTGAGTAAACAGGATTACCTAACAAACGGTCTGGCTCTCCATCTCTCATAGATGGTTGCCAAATCCAATGATCGTTAGCATCTTGTAATTTTCTAATGTCTTTAATACTTGCGTCATTAAAGATAAAAGAACCGTTACGTCTGTATTGACGTTTTAGGCTATATTGAAAGTCTAGCAAGTCGTCTGCTGTCCACGTATTGATAGTAGCAAGAGTATGCCCAGTTGATGCACCATTAACTGCGCCAGTGGGTTGACCTGAGCCACTTCCAGAAATCATGGCCGCTTCTTCAAGCTCGCCGAGCCTTCTTGAAAAAATCTGCGATACGAAGGTCGTTAGGTCAAAAATACTATCTTGTAAAAGCTCCTCTGAGATTAACATAAGCGTTGAAGCCTTGTAAGCTCCAAGAGAAACTTGGCTAAAACTTGTATCTACTGGGGCGTATGTCCCTGATTCTGCTAACCAAGCTGCCTCACCAACGGTATCAAGCACGCTAATATTACGATCGCTTGTTGTGTTTACAACTGTAGCAAGACTACGCATAATGTTATTATCTGCTAAACCCTCCACTAGCCTGCGCTCTAGGATGGTTTCTGTTAAGTAACCACCCTCAGAATCTGTACCCTCGGTAAGAGTACGAGCTTCTTCGCCTACTAGGGCATTGCTGCCATAACGCATATACTTATTAAAAGCGTTGCGGTATTCATCTGAGCCTGCTCTATCTTGCTTAGTCATAGCTCGGCTAGATACTCGAGATTCGGAAACAATATCTTTAATACTTGATTCTGCTCGGTGCTGTTTTTCTTGTCGATCAACTGTAGCAGTGTAGCCGTCTACATCTGATTCGATACGATCATATTTTTCTGTTTCTTCAGCTGATAAACTGCGACCTTCAGCAGATGCGATATCCAAAATTTCTCGCATCTCCTTAATAGCCTTAGCTCTAAGCTGTTTTAGTTCTGTAATAGTTTGAGCCATTTAAGCCCCCTTCTCTGAATAAATAAAAATTGCAGCTCCTAATGGAGCTGTACGAATAGCACTACTCTCATTAAAAGCTGCATAGGCATGGATTTAATCAATAGTATTTTTTGATTCCAACCGCTTAGGCGAGAATGGTATCAATAGTACAACGAATAACTTAGCAAATTATTGCCATGATTTAATCTTAAAATCTAAGAGCATCTTCTTGAATCTAGCCTTTCGAGATTCTGTATCAGCATCAACTGATGGCTCATCTGGCATAGACCGCAAGGCTACCTCTGTATCCTCATAGGCTGGGAAGGCGACTACGCTAACTTCAAAAAGGTTAACCTCTTCTATGTATCGCATCTGTCTATCTTCTTGCTTCTCCCATCTATCACGCTCGACAGTAAAGCCAAAACTCATGCCGTCTAAATCGCCACGCTCTATCAGTGTTGCTAAATCTCTAGCATCCTGAGTATCTGGCAAATGGATTCTCGAGAATAGCCCTCGCTTATCTTCTCGCAATTCTAGCGTACCATTTTTAGTTCGACCTAATACCCTACCTGAGTCATGGTCTACCAATGCTCTAACATCTTTATTTTCTGAGATAGAGTTACTGAATGCACCGCGCTCTATTGTTTCTGAGAATCTACCTAAGTCAGTAGCTACGTTAAATACGCTTGCATAGCCCTCTAGTGTTTGCTTATCGCCATCTGAAAATCTAAGTTCTGCTGATTCAAATTTAATATGTCGTTTCTCTTTATCCATTTAATCCCCCAATTACAAATTGAGCAAATTGCTCTACTGTTTTATCTGTATTTATCCATTGTTTAGCTACATCGATTACATCAGCATCACCTGCGATAGCCTCAATCACTGGGTCGAGAATCTCAGCAACTAGAGGCGGTAAATCTTCTCTTGCCCATTTATCTCTCCATTCTCCGTAATAGTCGCCCTTGCGTTTCAAGGCTTTACGCTCTGCATTCTCTTGCAATCGTTTAGCCCTAAACAGTGCATCTTCGAGTAAAGGCGTTTGCCAATCTCTAGCATCTACTTCCTCAGTTTCTCCAACTGTCCCCATGTTTAAGGGTTGTATAAACTGGTCGCCACCATCAATCGGGTTAAGATTCTCTAAGCCCCTTATCTCATTGACAGAAAGCCAGCCAGTTTCTCGAGCTACTCGGTAGCTTTCATAGCGAGTCTTAGTATCGCCTCTGAGCAATCCATCAACAATAAATTGAGGAAATATCGTATCGTCCATATAGATTTTACGTTGCAGCTCTTGCTCCCAGCGTACAAGCCAAGACCTTAGCGTATGCGTAACATATTCAATCTGTTGATGCTCAATGTTGCTAAAGGTTGCGCTCTCCATTGATCCAACCATGTGAGGCGGTACGCCATACCATCGAGCAATATCGTCTACTTGAAACTTGCGAGTTTCTAGGAATTGGGCATCATCTGGTGGGATACCTAATTGCGTAAAGCTCATGCCCTCCTCTAGTATGGCGGTTTTACCCACTTTAGAGCTACCACCATAGGCGTTGCCCCATGACTCTTTAAGTCTGTCGCCAGCTTCTTGCGATAGTTTCGCTGGGTGTTGCAAGATACCGCCTAGCCTTGCACCATTGCTAAAGAATGAAGCACCGAAACGCTCTGCTGCCAAGCCTAGCCCGATGCAATCTTTTGCCAGCGTAATCGGGCTGTATCCCACAACGCCATCGAAGCCCAGCCCAGCTAGATGAAACATATCATCACTAGCAAGCGTAATTTGTTCATCGACAATATATCTAATAGTGCCATCTTCATCGACTGTAACTCTAACTCGGTCGGGTGTAATTGGTCTAAGCTCTATAGCCATGCCTGAGGCATCTCTAACAATCTCAGCGTATGAATTGCCCCATGTTAGGCAATGCCCCATTAGAACCTCTCTAAATGAATAGCTGGTCATTTGCTTGTTGGGTGATACAGATAAGAGTCTTGATATAGGATGCTCTCTAAGCCTCTCCTTGCCGTTCTCAGTGCGTTGGTAAGTATGCAGCGGTAAACTTGCTACCGACTCGCTAATCAAGCGCACGCAGGCGTATAGAGCTGAATACTTTAACGCTGACGTTTGATTTACTGAGATTCCAGATGCTGACGCTCCACCTGTTAGGCTATTGAATAGCCAAGTCGTAGGCGTTGCCAGCGTTGCCCTATCTTCTTTATCCTTCTTACCCCACCCGAATATCATAGTATTGTTAACCCCTTACTCTCGTAAATACTGTCACCATCGTCCTGCGCTGCTATGGCTCGAGCTAATCCCATTACGGTTGCTACGATGCCATCTATTTTTTCTGTTGATTTTTTCTTACTTGGCTTAATGTTATTTGCAGGATCAGACTCAATGGCAACATTGGATGCCATCCAACGTAATACAGGATTGCCTGCATGCCTTAACTTCCTGCCCATCACTAGAGCCTCGAGTTGCTTCGATGGTGCAGACATTGAGCGGTAGCCCTGACCAAACATCGCCATATTCAACCCTTCACCATCGAGCTGGGTAACCAGTTGTGTCGAGTTCCAGCGGTCTACAGCAATCTCTCTTACATTGTGCTGTTGGCATATCTCGAGAATGTCCTCGCGTATCTGGTCATAATCGACAACATCGCCCTCGGTCATCTTTATTAGTCCCTGCCTCGCCCATGTTATATACGGTACTTTATCTTTACGCTCTCTACGAGTTGCACTTTCTGATGGTATCCAAAAAAATGATTTAACATCAAAGTAGCCCTGTTTATCTGGGCAGACTAAGGCAAGACAAGAGATATCTATTGTGGATGCCAAGTCTAACCCGCCATAGCATGCTCGATCTTCGAAGTTTTCTGCTGGCTCTGCCTCGTCCCATCTATCCATTGGCAACCATCTAGTAGCTTGCTCAGTCCACTGGTTTAAATGCAACCGCCTAAACGTATTCTCGTAACTTGGCAGCTCGCTTGCTTTCAAAGCTTCACGCTCAAGGTAATCCTCTCTAATACTTATGCCTAATGCTGGGTTAGCTTTTGCCCATGTTTTAGGGCATTTAAAATCGTCCTTAGCATCGGCTGAGTAAATTACAGGCAAAAATGAATCATCGTTAATAATGCCATCTCTAACCTTTTCGGCATAGGATCGAACCTCATAGCAAATACTATTGCGATCATAGCCAGCGGTTGTTATTGCCACTGTTAACGGTTGCACCCTTGCCCCTGTACTGGTTGCCATGACATCGTATAAATCCCTCGATGGCTGGGCATGCAACTCATCGAAAATAATACAGCTGGCGTTTAAGCCGTGTTTAGTGTATGCATCTGCTGAGAGTACCTTATAGCTCGAAGCTGTTTTTTCTACTGCTATTGATTTTCTAAATGTCTTAGAATTTCCTCGCAGTATTCCCTCTGCTGAAACCATCTGTGCTGCGATGTCGAAAACAATCGAGGCTTGTTCACGCTCGGCTGCACATGAGTAGATTTCTGCTCCTGCTTCCCCATCGCAGAAGAGCATGTATAGCCCGATTCCTGCGCAGAGGGTTGATTTGCCATTCTTTCGTGGAATCTCGATATATGCCGTTCTAAACCTTCTTGTACCATCTGGTCGCTTCCATCCGAACATCGCCCCAATAATGTCCGCTTGCCACTTGGTCAGCTCAAAAGGCTGCCCTGCTTTTTCTCCCTTAACATGGGTGAGGCAATCCTTGAAAAAACCTATTGCTCGCTCTGCTGCTTGCTGATCAAACACGCAATCGCCAGCAGTTTTCTCAGGATCATAATTTGCAATCATGCAATATACTTACTCTTATCATCTTTAGCCTGTATCGGCTTTGCTTCTACTTTTGCTCTAGCCGATGGATTTAACCCAAAGCCAGAGGCGGCTTGGTGCAGCCGCTTCCACGCTTCATCTCTAATACTGCACCAAGCCGATTTACGCTCAAAACCATCCTTGGTTATTTGCGTTCGTCCATTACTTGCAAGTTCTGCCTCGGCTTCTTTAAGCTCTGCATATGCTTGGCAGTATACCGCAAATTCTGTTTCGTCTGCTATGGTCAGTATGCCTATTTTCGTTAGCTCAGGGGCAAGCCTGCGCCACTCTTTACGCCCATCTTTACTAAGCCAACTGGGCATTGATGCTATACCCTCTGGCTTAGGTTCGAGTTTATTCTTGTGTCTATCCCTTGAGCCGTGTATTAATTTTAATGCTGTTGGTTTTCTTGGTCTTGCCATTTTTTTCTCCAGTCATAACTTAGGGGAATTCCCTCACTGTCATCACAGGGCGACCCCTAGTCATCACAGGGCGACCGAACCGAATCGGTTCGAGTTTCGACCACGCCTAAAGAGTGG